AATGAGAATGTTGCTCCTGACTTCGTCTCAATTTCTTTTAGTGCATCTGCAAGCCTGTTTACAGGAATAACTAATCCCTTAAATGCAGGCTCTTTATCAATTGCCGCCTTTAAATTATCCGGTAAACCATTATTGAATATAGTACTGTGACTTGCTACACCTATTATTGTAGGACCAACATAAACAAGTGTTTCCACTTCTTTGAGTTGGGATGTAGGTATAAGTGCTCTTACTTCTTCTTCCACCGGTTCTGTTATTGTTTTCTTTAGTTCACTCATGCGTATTTATCCTCCGTTCTTATAGCTGCTGTCTTAAAAGTCATGCTGATAGCTCCGAAAAAATAGGGGAAAGACTCTTCATCCTGCAACGCCCATCCGAATGGGTGTTGATCATCATTTAAAAACATGAATTGATTTACAAGCATAGGATTTTTCATAAAGCGTTCCTCTATCTTTTGGATCATTCCAAGAACAGTTTTATGTCCGCTGTTTTCTTCACCGTCATCAGCACATCCCAATATAATCATTACTTGAACTTCTTGGGCTTCTGTCCATCCTTTTACTGTTCCTTCCAGAATTCTGACAATCGCATATGGAACAGGATCAGGTTCATCCTCATCCTTTCTTATAGGGCGATATTGGTGAAATATATTTAATGGAACATCTTTTCCCTGAGAATCTTTAAATGTATCCCCTTTAAAAATCCTTGCTATATCCAGTGCTAATTTTTCCTGCAGAATAAGTGGTGTCATCTTTCACCTCCAAGTATTTTATTAATTTCATTATTTATGTGCCGTCTCAATTTCGCTTGGATTTCAGGCTTTACAATTCCATATACTTTCATCTGATTTCCAATCATTCTTGGAATAGATGGACTATAAAACTCCTTGAGCTTTGTAGTATCTCCACCTTTAGACCTTCTTTCTGCGAAGCCTCTTGTATACTGATTTGGTGGATCTCTACGAACAATTGCCACATGTCCTGATTTAAACTTGACTACAAAAGCTTTAAGCCTATCTCCCAATGATAAATCTTTTAGAGATGTATCATTATAAAGTTTTCCCTTTGCACTACTTCCTCCACTATGCCGCCTGTATTTAAAGTCGGACAAAGCTGTAGACTTACCAGTTATTTTTAGTGTTGCAACTAAGTTGGAAGCTGTCGCATTCTTTTGAGCAATTGCTTTCTTAAACTTAGGAGCTTTTACAGCATATGTTTCTTTTGCTTTTGTTGCCAATGCAGTTTTTGCATCACGAGCTGTAGCATTTACAGCCCGTTTGAGCACACTTGGTGCTTGATTTTCAAAATATAAGAGTTTAGCTTGGATTCTTGCAAGATCAACTTCATCTACTCTAAAATCAATCATTCCATTACTTACACTCATCACTTACTCCTGTTTCCTACAAGCGTTATTGCATAGATACCGCACTCATCTGTGGCATCAGATACAAAGTAACGCTTGCCATCCAGCATGATTTGCCTTCCGATCGCAGGCAATGGTCCAAAGTCCTTCGCTTTCACATAAATCAACTTTTGCTTAACATATACTCCGTCCATATTAGACTTTGCCTTTTTTTCTCTCTCTATGACCTCATTGTCATCAATCTGAATAGGCATATTCTTGCCATCTACATTATGAATATCTGCAAACTCCAAGGTGTTAAGGAATACATTCTCAATATCCTGATTTAAAATTTCCTTGAATGACTTCCTTTGCATCAATGTCTACTTTCTGCTCCTTGCAGGTGTCTTCGGTATTTTCCCAACAAGATTTTCATCTGTCTCCGCACCTACTGCATCACCTGCAAGTCCTGCCTCTGCCACCACAGGAGTTGCTGTAGCAGGTGGCAATTCCTCTTCTGATTTTTCATCTGTAGTACCATCCGATACAGATTCCTCATCCTCTACCCACTCGGCAGTTCCTGCATCAAGCCAAGCTTTTACCATTTCAGGGTTATTTGCAACCAGTTCTTCTCCAATATCATATTGCTTTGACAAATAAAGAATTGGATATTTAGCTATAAGTTTTCGCATACTTGCCTCCTATCCAATTTTTACCTTGATGGAAGTAGCACTCGCCACTGCATCTTCAGCAGCATATCCTGCAGGTGTGTTGCTTCCTGCGGTCTCAGTTATTCCCGTACCGTCAAAGTATACATTGGTTCCCATTTTTATTTCATTTGTTCCGGTTTTCTTAAACTCAAACACTCCTGAAACATGAATCGTTCCCGTTGCCTTTGGCAGGATGTCGTCCCCTGCTATACCAATTCTTGTTCCAATCTTTATTACAGTGCCGACAGTAATCTTATCACTGCCGGTATTTGTATAGTCGAGAGCTTCCCCTCTCTGAAAATATGTAGCACTTGCCATACTAAACCTCCTTTATTTACGCCAATGGATCCGCAACTGTGGTACCGTTATTCTTGACTGCACCTCTCCAGTCCATAACTGCAACGCCCCAGTCAAGATATATATCCCAAACGAACCCGAGCTGTCCCGGCGTTTCCATCCTGCGTATAGTCGGAACTTCCTGTCCGTTAAGATAATCAACCTCTATAAAGTCCGTATCATCCTTATGTCCGATTAAAAACCAAGGCATTGTCTTTCCATAGCCTCCACACAATACATTGATAGTTGGCTCTTCCACAATTTCAATAGAGCTTGCATATCTAAACAATGGGTTTACTGCCTGCGTATTGCCAGATGTGTTAATTGTAGGGCTGTTGAATATTGTAAATATCTCAAATCCCATACCGGAAGGAACCACCAAGGTAGCAGGTCTTATGATTATTGCATCACCAAATTCATCCACCTGATTCTGAAGCGCAATAATCATTTTCTGCATAGCTTCCCTTGTTATTCCTGTTCCTGTTGCAAGCAGGTTTTTATGCATTGTCGAGAACAAAGCAGTTCCGTCATGTATTGCCGGATTATTTATCAAAACACTGTATACCTGCCTATTTATTGTCTTTCTTGCACTTGCTGCATACTTTGCAGGTATTCTTGTTACAAGATCTATATCATCATTAATGAATGCCTGTCTTGTAAGTGTGAATTGCCTACCGTAAGTCTTCAATCTTCTTGTCGGACGCTTTTCATCACTGAAGGTATCGTGCTTAAGCTCTCCGCCCTCCGGCACTTCAAGGAACTCTCCTGCCGGACCTGCTAAATAATAGTTATCATTGGTCTTAAAATCCTTTAGGCTTCCCTTCTTAGTCCACCTGTCAAATGTTACCGATACAGTCTTATGACCTTCCACATATGCCTTATTGATAGCATTGTCTAAGATTGCCGGGAAAGAAGCAGTTGGGTTATAGAACTGCCTCTGAAGCATTCCAAAAAGTTCATCAGACGATCTGCGATTTAGACTACTATCCCCTTCACCTGCAAGACACTCAATAGCCAAGTCACGAAGTGACATACCCATCATCTGCCTTGAACCATCAGCAGGCTTTTCAATAACCATTCCACTTCTAAGCAATAAAGAGTCTGCTGCCGCTGCCCTGAACTTATCTTCTGCGGTAGCTGTTACATCAACTCCTCTTGCAGCAACCGGTGCACCGTTTTTTCTCACATGCTCAAGAGCTGCATCTCTAACCTGATCAATAGTTGAACCGTTATCAATATATCCCTGTGCCTCCATCCCGAACTCTCTGCACAAGTCATTTATCGAACTTATACGTTCCCTCTCCTGAGTTACAGCTCTCTGAAGGATAGTCTCTTTATCCTTCTCCCCTGTGTCAGGAACTGCCGGATCACCTTCTGTAGCGATCTCAGCTGTTAAAGAATCAATATCTCTTTGAAGAGCATCAAATTCCGCCTGTTCCTGAACAGTCAAATCCCTGTTTGCTTCTTTTGCAGCATTTACTATATCCTGCTGGCGTAAAAGCTTTGCTTGTATTAATGCTTTTTTGTTCATGTTGTTTGTCCTCCTTGTTTTAACCTTGTTTTATTTATTTGAAGTTGCCTTTTAAACCAAGATAAAGAGCGATTATTTAAAATGTTTTTTTCTTCTTCAAACTCTCTACCTACGCCTACTGTAGGATCTGCAGGAACACTCACGATTGAAATCTCATAAGGTGTCCATTTCCTTGCAATATCACAAGGACCTGTAAATTTCCCATCTGCTGACTGCTTCCCGGGCATTACTTCTTCCCATGAATCTATCTGATAGCCTACCGACACCCCTTTGAGTGTTCCACTTGCTACCTTCTGATAAATAAGTTCTGAAGCTTCATCCATATCGAACTCAATCTCTGCCATTCCACGGCCATCTTCAAGCCATGCCTTTGTGATTTTTCCTACTACCGCATCACGATTATGATTAAAAAGCAAACATCCAATTTCCTGAATTCTTGTAAGGTCTACTGCTCCCTCTGAATGATCAAGTATTTCTGTTCCCCAGAATCTTTGATATGGTTCTTCAGATGAAAAAGAGAGGATAAACTTTCGCTCATTCCCCTCTCCGTCTAAAGCTCTTATACTGTTTTTTATCAACTCTCTGGTTGCTGTATCCTTACTCCTTTTTTGTACCGGCTTGTCCCTCTGAAGAATTCTCCTCTTCATCTTCATATAGCTCCTCCTTTGTTTTACCAAAAATTACACTGCCCATATCAATACCAAAACTTTTGGCATATTCAAGAACTTCTGCAATTTCTTCAATCTGTTCTTTCCAATCCCTGCCCTGTTCTGCAGCAATCTGTTTAAAGGTCTTTTGACCTGTGTTCAAAGCAATACGATTTGCGTTTGCTTCTTTCTGTGGATCAATCCACTTTTTAGGTGCAATAATCCATGTATGTTCCAAATATTTATCTTTTTTTCCCCAGAAATCTTTTACCGAAATATTTCCTGAAAGCCATAATGATATAACAAATGTCTCATATATCTCATCCATTACTTCCATCAGCATCTCTTTTTCTTCCGCATAGGTCATTTCATCTTCAATGATTCCTTGTCTTGTAGAAGAATAATTACTTTCACTCATATCACGACTTGTTGCTTCATAACTGATGCCCTGTCCTGCACCAACAAGTCTTTGTTGAAGCTTTATATAACTTGCTGCATCTGTAGCCTGTCCTGCAGGGTTTACCACCTGTATTTCATCTCCTGCATTAAGTTCCTTAATCATTCCGGGTGTTATAGACTTTCCTTGGTAATCATGCAGTGCTCCCTGTGCTACACCAATTCCTCTTCCTATGCCTGTAGTAGGTATAGTTTTCTTTATAAACACTGAAAGGCAGGCCGCTATCCTCTCTTTCACCGATACAGCTACCATGAATTCATTTGTATCACGAATTCTTGTGATCGTAGGACTCATATCGCTAATTTCCCTAATCTGTGAAGGTCTATGCTTTGTGTAAAGGAATATAACATCCTTTGCCTCAATGTATACAGGTGTTGTCAGTGCTAAACTGTCAACAGGATACTGCCTAATCCAATATCCGACAGGTTTGTTGTACTCATTCATCTCAATACCACCAACCACCTTGTTACCTTGAACCTTTGGTGTCATCTGAGCGTTATCAAGTTCATCCACCTCAAATGTCTGAAGCTTAAATGGCAGGAACCCGTCACTTGTATACCTCTTTACTATCAGAATTCCTCCGTCTACTTTCTTTCTCTTCATACACATTCGCATCATCTGAGTAAACGATTGAGTTCCGGTAACATCACAATTTTGCTTTTTGCACCACTTTTTCCATGCCGCCTCTATAGTATCATTTAATTCATCATCACCTGTCTTTACCTGCAAGGTGTATCCACCGCCTATTACATTTCTCTTATAAGCACCTATAACAGAGTTCATCATATCTGAATTCCTCTCTAAGTCCCTAGCTCTGGCTCTGACATTATCACGGCTATATTTATCGGTATACTCCGCTGATTGATTTATTACTCTCCAATTTGCATTCCCTCTTGAGTAATCACCCGCATCATAGCTCCTCATTTCCTCAAGATTTTGTCGCCATGCTTCTCTCTTTGCACCCCATTCAGGGGATATAAAAGAGATTAAATTATCTAACCAACTCATACTACCTACCTTCCGCTAAATATAGCAACATAGGTATCATCTAAAAGATGATTACCGTTCTCTGACTGTATTTGTGCGGTCAGATCATTTTTCATCTTGTAGAGTAGATTCAAATCTGCACGTGTCATCTGCCTTGTACCAAGCTTATATGACTGTCCTCCTACAAGAACTGTATATATTGCATTATTAACTTCTTCAAGCATTTCTCTTGCTGTATAATTTGTTTCCATCTCTTCTCCATATATTGACTTTACTTACTCTTTTCCCTATTCTTTAAATTAGAAAAGCTATGAGGGGGAAATAATATGTCATTACAAAAATACACTATAAATTTTTCACAAATGACACCGTATGAAAAGGCTGCACTTAAAAAGCTGCTAAATGCTATAGCTGTTACAAGCATTTCTTTTAATTCAGACATTGGTCAATACTTCATAGATGAAGATTTTGATACAAGTCTGATTGAACTTCCTGATTTGCACGACCCAATGGAACGTCATCAGTAAGTAAGTAAAGCCGGTATTCAGAATTAAGAGTTTTCGCATTATAGTTTAACTCAACACGAAAACTCTTTTTACTTTCCATCAGTCTCCACAATTCGTTCATTGCCGTCATCATTGTTGCAACCATATTTTCAAAGCTTTTTGTATTTACAAGCCCTTGACTTTCCAGTTCTTGCCCCCCCCGGTTAATAAAATTTATAACTTCTTTTTCTTCATCCATAAAAGTCCCTTATGTCCAATTCTCATTATCTTTTATCCACTTTTCTTCCGGGAAGTATTGTTCATTGCTTTCTGAACTCTTTTTCTCATCTGCACTTTCCTGAAGATTATCAAGGTGCATTGTTCTTACCCCAAGAATATCTGCCGCACAGAATGCATAAACTTCGCAATCAAGATAGTGGTTGTCGGCATGAGCTGTTTTTTGTCTCCACTCTTGCTTAACAACACCTTTTCCGTTTTTAACATTAACTTTGTGCTCTGCAGTTACTTGTGTCGCATACTCCATATCACAATCTTTGTATACCATCCATGCTCCCGATCCATTATTCTTTTGCATACGACCTGCAATCATGTCCTTGTATTTGCCTGTGTCAACAAGTACAAGATTCATTCCGTATGCTTTACTGTCTGCTTTATTTACTTTAGACAGCCTGTAATGCGTAAGCATGTTATTAGATGAACCTTTGCTTGGCAATGCCCATTCAGAATTATTTGCACAAAAATCATATACTCTGTCTGTATCATTTCCAGAGTCAACCAGTGCCAATGCCACCACAAGAGGTGTGCTGTCAGCCATTTGATATGATAGATTCATTATTCTTTCAACCTCTTGGAATGAATAAGCTTGGCCATGAGCAATATTTTGACTTGTGAAGTAATCTCCCCATGCTCTTATGCTCCAATACAAACAGTTTTCCTGAACATCAACTCCTGCAGTAAGCACCTTTGTCCACTCCGGGACAACAAACTCTTCACATTCCGTCTGTCTTTCGAGAACCAACTCAGCACTTGTCTTAAGCTTTGTATCCTCCCAAGGCTCCGCAAGCCAGCTATTCGCAAAGTTTTGTAACCTCTCAGGGTCTTCATGGCTATCCAAAAACTCTTTTGCTATTGAAGAAAATCTCACAAACGGTGAATATAAAGTATTCATCCAGAATGCAACTTTTCTTGCAAACTTTGTGTTTTCCTTTACTGTTCGCCATTCTCCTAACCTTAGCATATCAGGCTTATCTTTATCTGTAATTATACAGCCGCATTCCTGACATACATAGGTGGCAAACTCTGCACGATCCGCATAGCTCATGCCTTCACCATTTGGAAATTTTATCTGCTTCATCTTCAGTTCTATATACTCTCCACAGTGAGGGCAAGGCACAAAGTAATGCTTTTCAATGTCTGCATCTTCCAATGCTTTCCATATATGTCCGTCTCTTAATGTTGGAGTACTGGTTATAAATATCTTTTTGTTATGAAAGGTCTTTGTTCTCTCCCTTGCAAGTGATATAGGATCCGCTTCCTTCTTACTTGCTCCGGGATACTTATCTACCTCATCTAAAAAAAGATACTTGATAGCTTTACTTGCAAGGCTTGACGGTGAGTTTGAGCCTGCAAGTGTCAAATACATTCCGTCAAACTGTAGTTCCAGCCTTGTTGAGTCATTCTCCAAATACCTTTTTTTTAATCCCGGAGCCGCCTTTATCATAGGCTGCAGTCTGTTTTCTGATATAGATTCGGCAAGCTTATCTGTAGGATAAACAATCATAGTAGGAGCCGGATCTTGTTGAATGATATATCCCACCATGTTTTGCAGGCACTCCGTACCTCCTACCTGAGTAGGCTTTACATAGATTATCTCTTCCGTCTCATAGTTATTAAACTCATCCATTATACCTTTAAGATATGGAGTTTGCTCCGTTCTCCACGGTCCCGGCATAGCTGAAGATTTTACATCTAATACTCTATATTTATCAGCCCATTCACTTACTGTTATATCTTCCGGTGGCTTTAGGAATTTAAGTGCTTCTTTTTGGTAGTCTGTAACCTCAAATCTACGGAACGGATTTCTTGCCACGATTTTTCTTTTCCAGTTCCTCATGCGTACAGCCTGCCACCACAAAGCCGTCCATTAATCTTATGACCTCTGAACTCAAGTCCTTTTCTACCGACCTAAGTTCCACAGGATCACAGTGCCCTATTATTCTTCCTACAAGTCTACTTGGCAGAGATAATGCAAACTTTTTAAAGGTAACAAAAAATCGGCTATAGTCCATCTTTACTTCTTCAATATCGATGTACTTACCCGATGCTATCTCTGTCTTTAATCTATGCATTTCTCCCTGTGATTCTTTTAGAGCAATCTCTGCTTGAAGTTTTTGCTCTTTGAGTTCCATTTCTTTTTCAGATCTGCTTTTGCCATACGCCTTATCTGAAAGATACTTTATATATCGCTGTACGGTTGGACCCAGCTCATATCTATTCCCTTCTAATGTCTTTGTTGTAGCAATAATTCCTTCCTGTGTCAGCTGCTGCACTCTACGAACTGATACACCAAAAAGTGATGAGATAACTTCAACACGATAAAAACTTCCCTGCTGTTCTTCTGCCATTAGCCATCACCTCCCGAAATTCTTATTGCACTCTGACCTGTATACTCTTCCCATCTCTTCACTATGACATCACAGAACTTCTCATCAAGCTCCATCAAGAATGCTGTCCTTCCAAGTTGCTCCGCTGCCATCAGTGTGCTTCCACTACCTCCAAATAAGTCAAGTACATTCCATCCTGACTTGCTGGAGTTACTCATAAGCCTTCCAATCAGCGTTACCGGCTTCATTGTAGGGTGTATGTCGTTTCTTGTAGGCTTATTCTCATAAATAACTGATGTTTGGTCTTTATACTTTCTATGCATATCTTCAATATATGCTATAAGGTCAGCCTTTTTCATGGATTCAAAGTCCACATCATCTTCCAAAATCACCGTATCCTGTGTCCTGTCACTAATAAAATAATGTGCCGCTCCCTCTTTCCATCCGTAAAGACATGGCTCATGTCTCCACTGATAGTCCTGCCTGCCAAGTACAAATGCATTCTTCTCCCAGATTAGGCATTGTGCAAGTTTCAATCCTGCATCAAGGAATGCCTGTCTAAATATATGTCCGGTACTTTCGGCATGAAATACATATATAGCCGCTCCATCACGCATAAACTCATAAGCACTTTGATATATCTGAAGCATAAAAGAATAAAAACTCTCATTATCCATGTTGTCATTTTTTATTCTGCTGTTATTCCTATGCCCTTTTTGAAGATATGTATCCAGCATTTCCGCCTTATCCCCATAGTTAACATTGTACGGTGGGTCTGTAATAATTAAATCTGCCATCTCTCCTTTCATAAGAGTGGCCACATCTTCCTGTGAGGTGGAATCTCCACACATAAGTCTGTGCCTGCCAAGTTTCCATACATCACCAAGCTTAGTCTTCGGCTCTACAATATCTTCAAGCACTGCTTCCCCGTCAAAGTCATCATCCATTGCCTCAGGCTCCACTGTAAGGTTATCTACCAGCTCCGCCAAGTCCTCCTGTTCAAATCCGGTTAATGAAATATCATAATTTCCAAGGTCTAAATCAAGTAACAAGTCTTTCAACTTCAACTCATCCCACTCACCTGTGATTTTATTGAGGGCAATATTGAGAGCCTTTTCTCTTTGCTTATCAAGGCTTACAACTACTACATCCACCTCTTCATATCCTAAATCTTTTAGGACTGTACATCTCTGGTGACCTCCGATAATTGTTCCATCCTCATTGATTATAATCGGATCTACATATCCGAACTCTTCAATACTTCTTTTGATTTTCTGATATTCACTATCCTCCGGTATCAGGGCTTTTCTAGGATTATAGTCTGCCGCCACCAGTTCATTTAGTTTTCTTTTTTCTGTTTTCAGTGTTTGCTCCATTCTATTCTCCTATCTCTATTCTCCTATTGTTTGTTACATATTTCCTTTGTAAAATAATTGCATCAGCACTGCCATGCTGAAATAACCTGAAGGGAGGCCTTTACCCATGAAAGATTTTCAAGACTTTATTAACCTGATTTCTCGTGAAGATATGACTGCCATTATATCTCGTGCAGAATCCTTTTCACATGAAAAGTCACAGCAGGTATTTATGACAGCTTTAAACCTGCTTGAATATTATCATAATTGGTTAAATAGCGATAATCCCAATTAATTGATTTTATTCCTTTGCAAGGCTCTATTGGCAAATTCTTTCTTCACACGATTGCAGAACTCTTCAGGAGTTTCAGGGATGAATTCCTCAAAGTCAATAGTAGCACTTGAGGCTTTCGCACTATATCTTATAGATATGCGGAAGTCTTTTTTCTCTTTAATTGCTGTGTCCACCACTTCATTTAAGTTTCCAAGCACTTTTGATTCAAGCTCCACAACCTTTTCTTTTATATCAACTTCTAATAACTCCTCTGAAACCATTGGGGTACTGCTCAATTTACTCATTTTTCTTATCCCTCCGTAACGAAATGCAAAATTTATTTTTGATTTTTTAGGGAAAAGGACCGCGCCGTTTTCCGCCCCGCATGTGGCCTCCCCCTCTGGTAGTACCTATTAAAATTTTATCCAAACAAAAAAAGAGCATGCATTTGAGACTATTCACACCTGCCATACTCTCTTTTGTATAGATATTAGGTGACATATACGCATGTCTAAAGACTCTTATCTGTTTGCCTGTCACTCCATGCTACCACTATAGCATAATCAAAAGTACTTTTGAGTTCTTTTTTGTACTTTTAAGTTCTTTTTTGTACTCTTTTAAAATGATATTGACCTTACAGATATGAGTTAGCCATATCATATGCCTTCAACCGCTTCTTTATAGTACCATCTATTGGTAAGTCTTCAGCGCTATATCTCTCAAACGACTCCATAAACTTATTATCTCTATAATACTCCTCTGCAAATACTCTGAACTTTTCTTGTTCTATCTGCGTAGCCTCATGTGGGAACAAGTATTTTGCTCCTTTATTCTCGTCATAGACTTTCATTGCAAAGTAAACAATCCGCTCCTTTACTGATAGAGAATAATAATATTGGGAATGAGCCTCCGCTAAATTTGCATACAATGGTATATATACCTTAAGTTCACAAATATATTTTTTTACAAGCCATTCTGCCACCCCCACTTGATGCAACGGCTTATTATTCTCTTTTCTTGTTAAAAAGATACTTGCATCTTCCATAGTAGCATCTCTAGGAATTATTACACCAATTCTCCTTGCATATTCCAGTTGCGCATCTGACGGCATTCTATCTGGTAACTGTTCACACTCATACGGACCTAACAGACCACTGGCTTTTTCGATATCTTCCACAGGTGTCTCTCTAAGCCAAGGGAATGTCTCACTCTTTCTCCTATTTGTATTTGGATTTATCCCCGTAACCTTATACCATGCACAAGCTATATTTCTCTCACTATTACTTACAAATCCCTTATTATATGCTATTCGACTTACTTTGACATTTTGATTTATTTGATATACTCCTGAATTTATATCATCAACCCACTTTTCCAAGGCAGAATTAAAATAACTTGATGTCTTTATAGTGACACTATCCGCATCTGTTTGTATTGTTAATAATCCTAATGAGAGGAATTTAGCTTTTTTATAGGTCACTGACTTTATCTTATCTGCCCTTATCATCATTTCTTTGCCTGGCACTATATACCTTATTCCCTCAACACTTATATATATTTTTACTGGATTAGTCTCAAGAGGTCTCATATAATCACTTCCCGACTCTTTTTCAACTTCTACCATCTCCTTCACACTCAACGGCTCCGTCTGATTGGAGAATCCCAGTTTTTCCTGTATCTGCCTAAGTCCTTTGTTGTGGTTTGATATAAAGTGAACTACATGTTCCTCACTATCAGTAGTTATTTTTAAATACCCATATTCAGTAATTGTCCCCTCAACTACTTCAAATGCTTTTATTCTACTTATCGGTATCGTTCCTGACTTCTCTTTTTCAGAATAGACAACTTCCAAATCGTTAATGCGAATCTTTGATAAAAAAACACTATCAAACTTTAAATTCATAGGATCTCCCCCTATCATTTTTCTTTTATTTTACATTTATATTCGAAGGCAAGTCAATTAGATATTTTGCTTTTAAAGTCTGCACCACTTCACTTTTATTAATCAGCTCATCTATCCCATGATTGTAATATTTAAAGCATGGAGTTTTAGTCATACACATTTCCTTGCAAATTCGCTTCCAGCTCATGCAGTCTATGTGTCTGTATTCAAGTATACTTCTCTCAACAGAATCAATCGGTAAGAAATCCATAAACTCCATAACAGCAAGCATTGCTTTTTGAACCTGTGCTTG